TTGGGGAATATTTTAATAAAAGTAAATTATGGAGAGGAACTTCTAACAACGGTAAGTCAAGAAAAATAAAAGAAGATACTGATAAATCAGCAAGAAACAGATTAGAAAGAGCATCATATTGTCACGAATATATTGGAGAAAGTATAAATGGATATAAAGAACTATTATTACCAATAAATGAAATGAGAAACAAAAACAAAATTACATTATTTTAATTATGACATTTAACGAATACAAAGCAATCCAAAACATAAGAACAATTGAGTACAAAAACTTATTAGTAGAAATTAATAAATATTTTTCACTATTTGGTTCAGATGAATACAATAAAGATTTATTCTTTGATTTTTGGGAGTTTAATTCATTTATAGAGCAGTTTGAACTTAAAGTGATAAAGTCACAAGGGACACAAAAAGAAAACGGTTTAAAGCACCTTGAAACACTTTACAGGATGCAGGAGTTTAACGCACGAGTATTTGCAAAGTTTAACTACGAAAATGTTTTGTATCGTGCAAAGTCTAAACGATTGCAAAAAGAACAGTTTGTATTTATTGAAAAAATAGATGAATTAGAGAAAGAAATAAAATTATTGAATAACCTAAAAGAATTTTAGTTGATAAGTTGTTGAATACTTAAAAAACAATAGGGTAAACTTTGCATCGCCAATAATGGTAACAATTTGGAACGCAACGAAATAATTAACCACATTTTAAGCAATGAAAGTTTTAGAACTACTTGCTATAAAATAAACAAGAAATACTGCGAAGATATATTCCAAGAAGTATGTGAGCAAATATTGACTATTTCTGAAGACCGATTACCAACCAAAGAGCATTTGTCTTTTTGGTTTTTTTGTGTTGCAAGAAACATAATCAGCAAACAAGGTAAGTTAGGTTACATCATTTATAAATACGAAGACTACGGATACATCTATTCAAAGGAAGATACACATCAAGAAGCAATAGATGAGGTGTTAGAAGAAGAGGAGATTGGATACAATGTAGACCTTCAAAGCATAGAAGAATTTATGTTAGAACTTGACGAGATGGATAACCGAATACTACTACACTATAACGAACTCGGAACACTATCAAAGGTTCATCGTGCAACAGGTATCAGCTACGAAACTTTAAGGAAAGCAAAAAATAGAATAAAGGAATATTCAAAGATTTTAAAAAAATGAAAATATTAGTTCTAATACCAAGTTATAGCGAAACAAAGCCAGGTGAAAAGTCAACATTAAATGGTGTAGACTATCATAGGTTATTAAATCCACATAGAGCATTGTTTAAATACTATTCAGATGATGTTGAACTGCATCAAGTAGGTGACATTGATTCAAATGAGATTGATGGTGTGGATTCAATTGAGTTTATAAAACGATTTGATTTAGTTGTAGGTAATAGAACGATGTCCAAAATACTTGAATCAAAAAAAGTAGCAGAGAAGGTAAAGAAAGCAGGAGTTAAATTCGTGCTTGATATGGATGATGATTTTCTATTACCAACTAACCACATACTTTACAATGTTTCAAAAAGAGATGGAATTGGGGCAGATGTAAAAGATTCGATTAGGTATGCTGATGTAATTACTTGCACACATCAAGTATTAGCTGATGAAATACAAAAAGAATTTGGAAAGAAAGAAACTTATATTATACCAAACGGATTACCATCATTCGCACAATTTGAACCAAAACCATTTACAAGCGATTTGAAAGCAGTATTTGGTTGGAGTGGAAGTATTACTCACTTTGAAGATATAATGCTAATGCACGATAGCTTATTAGCATTGTACACCGATTATAGATACAAGGATGAGTTCAAGATGATTTACGGAGGTTATGCAAAAGGAGACGGTGAAAGTGAAGCTATGTTAGGTGTTCTAACTTGTAAGGGTAAAGCAAGTGAAAAGAACTTTGAAATCTTTCCGAGCACTGATGTTCATAACTATGCTTTCTTTTACGACAAAATAAACGTGGCACTAATACCTTTAAAAAATAATCGTTTCAATAATATGAAATCTAATCTCAAATTACTTGAGGCAGGATTCAAAAAGAAAGCAGTAATAGTTTCTGATGTGCATCCGTACAATACTTTACTGACTGATAAAAATTGTTTAATAGCAAAGAATAAACACGATTGGTATAAGCAGATGGTTAAACTAATTCGTAATCCAAATATGATAGAAGATTTAGCAGAACAATTATACTTGGATGTTCAAGTACAATCAATTGAAAAAATAGCCGAGTTAAGATATAACGCATATAAACAAATTTTAAATAAATGAAACCAAAAGAAAAAGCAAAAGAGTTGGTAAAAAAGTATTTGTATTTATATCATTGGACTAATTTATTCGATTACGAAGGAGCTAAACAATGTGCATTAATAGCAGTAGATTTTGCATTAGAACACGTTACAGGAGATTTAAATGAAGCATTTGATAAAACACTTTATTTATTAGAAGTAAAAGAAGAGATAAACAAATTATGATAATAATAGCAATAGGAATAGCAATGGTATTCGTATCATTCTTTTCACTTACTCAATTTCCGTCTTGGTTAGACTTTAAACCATTTAACTGTATAGTTTGCCTAACTTTTTGGGTATGTGTAGTAACATATGTTTTCAATTTGCAAACTTATGCCGAACCTTTTGCTTATGCAGGTTATGGTGCTTATGGTTCAATTATGCTAAAACGATTATTATTTAAATTCTAAATTATGAGAAGATACGAAGAGATATACAACGAGATGCAAGGTGGATTGTTAGCAGATGAGAGATTCACAATACTTGAATTGCTAAAAATATTTGATAAGGAAAGTAGTTGGTGTGGTACAAACTATCAATTAATCAGAATAAAAGAATATAGTCAAGAAATAACAGGCATTAGGTCTGGCGATTGTCAAGGATGTATGATTCAAGCAATGAAGAATATGGTTAGATTCGTAAATAAATACGAGTTAGATAATCCAAAACAAGAAATAGTAGAAGAAAAACCAAGAAATTTATACGCAAATAGAAAGAAATGATAACCGACAAAGAATTTTTAGAAGCAGAATTGAAAATGGGAATAAGTCCATTCAATCAAGACTTTATTAACTTGTGTGATGCAACAGTAGATGCAATAGCAAAAGAGATAACATTTGAGTCAGTTCTTGATTATGGTGCAGGAGTTGGCGCATATAGTAACTCTTTTTACAACAAAGGGTATAACATAGTATGCTACGAATATTTTGAAGCACATAGAGATTATATGGCAGAAAACTTACCACATTTAGTTGTATTACCTAAACCAATCACTACTGACTTGCTTGTATTTATTGAAGTTGCAGAGCATATGACCGATAAAGAATTAAAAGCATTATTCAAGAAAATAAAACCTAAAAATATATTATTTAGTTCAACACCTAACAAGACTGATGGAGATGAAGAATGGGGTCATATCAATATTAAAACTGAAGAAGAGTGGAATATCTTATTTGAGAAACTTGGATATAAACTAATCAAAAATATTAACGTGCCAACAACCTGGACAAGACTATACGAATTAATATGACAAAAGAATACGTTAATCATCCACAACATTACGGAGGCATAGATAACACTTTTGAACCTATCAAGGTAATAGAACACTATGACTTAAACTTTATGCTCGGAAACAGTATCAAATACATATTAAGAGCAGGTAAGAAAGATGACAAAATACAAGACCTTGAAAAAGCACTATTCTATCTGCAAAGAGAGATAACTAATTTAAAAAAGAAATAAAATGAAACAACAAAACTCAACACTAAAAAAAGCAATGGTTGAAGCACTTGAGAAAACTCTTGGCATTGTCACTACAGCAGCGAAGATGGTGGGTATAGATAGAACAACTCATTACCTATGGTTAAAGGAAGATGAGACCTACAAAGAAGCAGTAGAAGGCATCAATGATATGGCTATTGACTTTGCTGAATCACAGCTAAATGTATTAATGCAAGGAGCAACTCACGAGGTAGTGACAAATAGAGGAGACATAGTTGAAATTAAAGATGCACCAAATCCGAGTTCAATAATATTCTACTTAAAAACTAAAGGTAAAAAACGTGGATATGTTGAAAAACAAGAAGTGGAATTATCAGGCGAAAGAGAAATTTTTAAAGGTCTTGATTTAAACATAAGAGAAAACAAAGAAAGTCAATAAAACCGTTTGTCTACACGATGGCGAAAGTTAATAACCTAATTAAAAATTATGATAAAAGGAATAAAAATAAATAGATTAAGTTTAGAAGAAAAATTTTTTAATAATTTAATTAAATCAGATAATTGCTGGGAATGGATTGGAAGAAAAAATAAAGCAGGTTATGGATATATTTATCATAAAAAAGCATTAGTTGCAAGTAGGGTATCATTTGAACTGTTTAATAATAAAAAAATAAAAGAAGGAAATTATGCTTGTCATAGATGCGATAATCCATCTTGCGTTAATCCTAATCATATATTTGAAGGAACACCATTTGATAATGTAAAAGATATGGAAAACAAAGGAAGAAGAAAAAATGGTTCTTATAATCCTATTTGTTTAAATAATTTAAAAAAGGGTAAAAAAACAATGTGGTATGATAAATCCATATAGCATTTATGTTAAAAGAAACTACAGCACAAGTTAAGATATCTAATTTAAATAAAAGGATTAGAATAGTACAAGGTGGAACATCAAGTTCAAAAACATTTAGTATTATTCCTTTGCTGATAGACTATGCTTACAAGAATCCTAATAGTGAAATAAGTGTAGTAGCTGAAACAATACCACAAATCAGAAGAGGTGCTTTAAAAGACTTCTTAAAAATAATGGATTGGATTGGATTTTACAACGATGCTCAATTCAATAAGTCTACTTTAAAATACACTTTTAAGAATAAGTCATATATTGAATTCTTTAGTGCTGACCAACCAAACAAGCTACGAGGAGCAAGAAGAGATGTATTGTTTATTAATGAGGCAAACAATGTAAACTTTGAAGCATATCATCAGTTAGCGATTAGAACAAAGAATTTCATATATCTTGACTTTAATCCAAGTAGTGAATTTTGGGTACATACTGAATTGTCAAATGATAAAGATTCAGACTTAATAATCTTAACATACAAAGACAATGAGGCATTAGATGAGGCATTAGTCAAAGAAATAGAGAAGGCTAAAGAAAAAGCAGAGACATCATCATACTGGGCAAATTGGTGGAAGGTATATGGTCTTGGTCAAATAGGTAGTTTAGAAGGTGTAGTCTTTGATAATTGGAAGCAAGTTAATAGTATTCCTAACGATGCAAAGTTACTCGGTTATTCAATGGATTTCGGGTTCACCAATGACCCTACAACATTGATGGCAATATACAAGATGGATAATGAACTCTACATTGATGAATTACTGTATCGTACGAATATGACTAATAACGACATCGGTAATTTTATGAAGTCAATAAACATCGTTAGACCATACGACATCGTAGCTGATAGTGCAGAACCGAAATCAATCGAAGAGTTAAGAAGACAAGGATTTAATATTCAACCTGCATCAAAAGGTGCTGATTCAATCAAGATAGGCATAGACATACTTAAACGATATCAAATGAATATCACTAAACAATCAACAAACACTATCAAAGAACTTCGTGCGTATCAGTGGGAGAAGGATAGAGATGGAAAATTGACAGGCAAACCAATTGACCATAGCAACCACGCAATTGATGCTATAAGATATTTTGCACTAAACAAACTAAACAATAGACCGAGTGGTAAGTATGCCACAATTAGAGTTTAACAAATAACAAATTAAAATATATTATTTATAAATGAAATTAGAGAATTTAACAATAGGTCAATTCATTAAATGCAAAACAATATCTGAATTTGAAACTGATGTTTTAGACAAAAGCATTAAGATGTTAGCAATAGTGACTAACAAGACTTTTGATGAGATAGAGGCAATGCCAGTAGATGAGTTGACTAATGCTTTAAAGCAGTTTAACGAGATTGAAAAGCTAACTGAAAGCACAAAGGTCAAGATGAAATTTAAAGTTAAAGGAAAGAGATTTGAATGCATTTGGCAAACGCAAAAACTTGGAGCAAATCAATACATAGATGCTACATCATTTTGTAAAAACGAGAAGGATATCGTGAACAATATTCACAACATCTTGGCGAGTATTTGCGTGGAGAGAACTTGGTATGGCAAGAAGTTAAAATATAATCCTGAAAAGCACAAAGAGATTGCTGATTTGTTTTATAATCATTTAAAAATAACTCAAGCATATCCAATCTTACTTTTTTTTTGCAGATATTTCAAGGAATTGCACGACAATATCCTAACTTATTTGGAGGAGGAGTCAGCGAAAGCAGTGAAGGTGGCGAACAGCAATCCTCAAGTGGTAGAACATTTGAAGAAAAGTGGGGTTGGATTGCCACAATAAACAATATGTCAAATAACGATAGAAGCAAATGGGATTTCTATTTTGATTTAAACGTGATTGAGTTTTTAAATACAGTAGTATTTTTTAAAGATAAGTCTGAAGAAGACAAAAGATTATGGCAAAAGGTCAAGGAACAGCGATAGGTAATAGATATGGTTCATCTGCTGATAACTTTCAAAAGGAGTTAGAAAAAGGTGCTGACAAAATTATGCTTGAATGGGCAAATGATAGTATTGCTATAATGCGTAAGATACTAAAGCAAAAAACACGAATTAAGGATAGAGGTAAATTGATTGCAGATTTAGCACCTAAACCTTTTCCGATGGATGCAAACGGTAACTTGAGAATTGAGATAGTGACAATGCAAGATTATTGGGACTATGTAGACAAAGGAGTTCAAGGTGTTTATAATAAGTCTAAAGCACCTAACTCACCATATAGATTTAGAAATCTTGGAACACCTGATTCAATGATTGATAGTTTTAAAGACTATATATCAAGGGTTGGTTTAAAGACTGCTAAAATAAAAGGTAAAAGCACAAGACTTTATAAAACAAATAATAAAACCAAAACAAAAACTGCTAAAATGGATGTGATAACACAAGCAGCAAAAGGAATGGCAATAGCAACAAAAATAGGTGGTTTAAAAGCAGTCAATTATGTAGAACCTGCAGTAGGTAAAAAGAGATTAAATATATTATCAAAATCAATGTCAAAAGAAATAGGTAGAAACATATTAGCATCAATAGTAGTAGAATTTTAAATTATGGCAATCACAATAGTAACATCTCCAAATGATTTTATTGGAGCATTTAACCAAGTAGTATACACGATTAGTAGTAATAATACTGCTGAACCTAATTTCAATTTTATCGTTGATATAAAACAAACATCAACAGGTATTTTATTAGCACGTTTGAAGTATCCAAAACAACCTGGAGCTACTTCAATAACATTTGATATAGGAGATGTGTTAAGAAATTCAGTAAGCTATGATTTCAATAATGTTGTAGGTGATTTAGGTACTAATACTAATTCAAGAGTAAAGTACTATGTTGAGTTTAGAGAACTATTTGATAATGGAAGTGGTGTTCCAACATTAAGTGCAGTATTAGCAACTAATCCAACAGGACAAAGTGCATCAATTTTTAAATTAGCAAGTAATGCTATTTTTGATTTTGAAGATTTCACACCAACTGCTTTTAGGAATAAAGATGTAGGCACAATTGGTTATTTGTCAAATTCACAAGTTGAAAATATAAATAGTAACGAAGAAAGATTTTTATATTGGTTTGACCCATTAAGATTAGTGGTAACAATTAGATATATTGACAGTGAGGGTAGTGCTGTTGAAACTACAAGTATTAGTTTAACTGCACAAGAATATTTATTTAATATAAAAGCAGGTAAATTTGCACAAGATGTAATTATTGGTAGTGGTGGTGTATTAACCAATAACTATACTATTCAATTATTAGGTGTAACGGATAACGTATTAGCAACAAAAACTTTTAATTTAAACACCGAATGTAGTATTTACCCAACAGTAAGATTACATTGGATGAACAAATTAGGTGGTTTCGATTCATTTAACTTTATAAGAAATTCGACAAAAAGTTTAGAGTTAGAACGAAAGCAATTTAAAGCACCATTACCGATTGGTTATAGTAAACAAGATAGGTTAAAAACAAATTTCAATACAACTATAAACGATACAATCACAATAAACAGCGATTGGATTAATGAAGAACAAAGTTTATTGCTTGAGCAATTAGCTACTTCACCTGTTATTTACTTGGAGAGAAGTGTAACTAATTTTGTTGCAGTAAACATAGCTAACACTAATTACGAAACAAAGAAATATTTAGACAATAGAAGTTTGTTTAATTTATCATTTGACCTTGAATACACATACTCACGTTATAGACAATCATTGTAATGAATCAAAATAGACTAATCATAAATCAAGTAGTAGGTGGCAGTATAGTTGAATACGAGTTAGATTTATACGACAATATTCCATTACCTATTAATAAGAGTATTATTGACATTCAGAATATCGCTGAACGTAAAAGTGATTTTACAAAAACTATTACTTTGCCAGGTACTCACACGAACAATGATATTTTCAGTAACATATTTAATTTAGCAAGGTCAGTAAGTAACACTAATACTTACAATTTTGCACCTGATTTCAATCCAAACCTTAAAGCAGATGCTATTCTTTATAAAAACGGAATAGTAATGATTCAAGGTTATCTTCAATTGACTAATATCAATATAATAGATGACTATCAAATAGAATACGAAATAATTATAATAGGCAAAACAGCTAACTTATTTCAAGATTTAGGAGAGAAGAAATTAAATGAACTTGATTTAAGTGCTTATGACCATACTTGGAACTTTACAAACATTCAAGCAAGTTGGACACCATCAGCAACAAGAGGATATTACTACGGATTAATTGATAAGGGTTTTAGCAATAATCAACAAGGGTTCTTAACAACTGACCAAAAGCCACAAATATTTGCAAGAACAATTGTAGATGCAATATTTAAGGATGCAGGTTATCGTTATTCATCATTGTTTTTAACAAGTGGAATATTCAACACATTAGTAGTTCCGACAACACAAGACAAGTTACTAATCACAAAGCAAGATGTAACCGATAGAACCTTTAAAGGGGAGAGAACAACAAATAGTACATTTGCACCTGTAACTGCTTCTATTAATTTACCTTTTAATATTACGGGAATACAATCATCTCCTGCAGGATACGATAATTCAACTTACAAGTTTACTGTTCAAACAAATGGTAACTATCAATTTGCGATAGACATCAAAATGGAGTTAAGACAATTGGGTTCGGGAACTTATGACATCCAACAATTCCAAGTTTTAAGAACAAGAGGAGGAGTTACTGAACGATTAGGAACAATGGGTACTTTTTCCCCACCAAGAAGTTCAACATTTTTTAGAAACCAATATTATGAAACAGCATTAGCTTGGTGCGAATCGGGTGATGTAATAGAAGTTATAATGGTATCAACTGCTTTTGGAAGTTGGGAATATTCTTTGTTAAATAATTCTTCATTCTTTTCAATTCCTAACGCAGAGATATTTATTGGTGATAATATGCAACTTGAGAAGTGTTTGCCAAGTGATATTAAACAAGCAGACTTTCTTGCATCAATAATTAAAATGTTTAACTTGTACGTTTCAGTTGATGAGTTAGACAGCAAGATGCTAAAAATTGAACCACGAGATGTTTATTTTACGAATGATGTAGTAGACTTAACAAACAAAATTGATGTAAGCAGAGGGGTTGAAGTGCAACCATTAGGAGCAAGTAAATTCAAGGAATACATATTTCAGATGCAGTCTGATAAGGATGAGATAAACGAAACTTATCAAAAGCAATATGTCTATCCATACGGAACTAAAGTGCAACCTATACAAAATGATTTTATAACTGAAGTATACAAGACTGAAGTAATATTCGCACCTACACCTTTAAACGCAGCAAGAAACAATCCTCAAGTTGTATTTAGTGAAATTGCTTTTAAGGATTCAAACGGAAGGTCAATTGATAGCACTTCAAAGTTAAGGTTATTGGTAGCAGGAGGGTTAAGTCCAGTGATAGGTACAAATTACTTTCACTATCTTGACCCTAATGGAACGAAACATTTTTTTGATTCTTATCCGTATGTAGGTCATTACGACAATATTTTAAATCCTACATTTGATGTAAACTTTACTAATCCAATTCAGCTATATTATAACAATGGAGTTGAAACGAATCAGACAAGTAATAATATTTACAATGTTTATCACAAAAAAGGAATTGAAGAAATTACAAATAAGGATTCTAAATTAGTAACCTACTATGTAAAGTTAAGTGAAGTTGAAATCAACAATCTATCGTTTAGGAATTCATATTTTATAGACAAACAATTTTATCGTTTGTATGAAGTAGATTTTGATTCAAATAGCGAAGACCCTGCAAAATTAACTTTCTTAAAATTAGCTGTTGCACCTGCATTCGTACCTTATAACTTGGTAACTAATGGAGGTGGTGGTGGTGAAGGTTCAGCATATGCAAAACCTGGCATAAGAAACGGAACACAGTATCCAAAAGGAGTAGATGTAATAGGTCAAGGAAATGAGAATACATTACAAGGATACGAGCAAATCGTAAATTCAAACGGAAACTTTGTAAATGCAAGTCAAGTAAACATATTAGGTGGCGAAAATAACACAGTTTTAAATAACAATGTTACATTAATCGGAAGCGAAAACTACGAAAGCGAAAGAGATGGGCAAGTAGTAATAAACAACATTGACCAAGCATTACTTGTAAGTAGAGTTTTAACAGTTTCAGAACTTAATAATTTACATACAACACCAATTGAAATACTACCAATTCAAACAGGTTATTGGGTTGAAGTTTATGATGCTTACATAACTGTATTCTTTGGCACAGCGACACCAGTTGCATACAATAACCATAAGTTACATTTTCAATACAATGGCGATGGCACACACTTGTTAGAATTTGACAACGGAATTACAAGAGTAACAACAGCGACAAAGCAAAGAGGTATTAACATAAATGATTTACCTTTTAAGAGTTTAGCAGTTGAGATACATTCAGCAGGAAATTTAGGAGCAGCAGGAAACGGACAAATGTTAATAGAATTAGAATATAGATTACACAAAATTATACAATAATGGCAACGGAAAAAGTAGTAGTAGATGTAGAAATAAAAGCACAACCTGCAGTCGCATCAGTAAAAAGTTTAAAAGCAGAATTACGAGCAGTAACAAATGAACTTGCAACACTTGAAGAAGGGTCAGCAGCATTCGTTCAAGCAGCACAAAAAGCAGGTCAATTAAAAGACCAAATCGGAGATGTAAAAGACACGATAAACGCATTTAATCCTGAACGTAAATTCCAAGCAATAGCAGATAGTGTAGGCATAGCAGCTAACGGATTCGCAGCATTACAAGGTGGTATGGCATTATTTGGAAGCGAGAGTGAAGACTTGCAAAAAGTAATGGCAAAAACACAAGGAGCAATTGCATTAGCTACTGGCTTGAATGGATTACTTGGAATGGGCGATGCTTTAAAGAACTTACGATTAACAACGTACAGTGCTATAAGTGGATTAAGTGGAATGATAACAAATGTAGGTGGATTAGGTGGTGCATTAAATGCTTTAAAAACTACGTTACTTACAAATCCATTGTTTGTGTTAGGTGCTGTAATTCTTTCAATAGGAGTAGCTTTAAAAGGTTTTTATGATGATTTAAGTAGTGGTATTGAAATTTATAAATCAAGTGGAAAAGCAGTATCAGACTTAAAGAAAACATATACAAGTTTAATTGATGAAATTAAAGATTTACAAATTGAAAATGATTTAGCAAATGGTAAAATTACTCAAAAAGATGCAGCACTATTACGAGACAAAAATAATTTCAAAAAAGAGTTTTTAGCTATTTTAAAAGATGCAAATGATAAAGAAGCAGAGATAAGAGACCAAGCAGCAAAAGAAAGAGATGACGATGGTACTAAAAATATTAAAAACTTACTTGATAAAGTAGGTTTTGAAACTGCAACAACAAGAGCAGCGAGAGAATCACTTGAAAATATTGAAAGACAAAAAGAAGAAAACATCGCTGCGTTAAGAAAAAAATATTCGTTAATAAATGGTAACACAATTATTGAAGAAACCAAAAAAGAAGTAGATGATAAAAAAACTAAAGAAGAAAAATTAAAAGCTATAAGAGACAAGAAAATAGCAGATGAGAAGAAGATAGCAGATGACAAAAAGAAAAAAGAACAAGATTTAAGAGATGCAGAAATTAAATTCGACAAAGAAGTTGAAGATGTTGAAGCAGATATGCTTAAGCAAGGTGAAAAGAAAATAGAAACCGATAGAGCAAGAAATAATTCTGTACTTGAATCAGAGCGAGAAAGAAGAGCAGCGCATATAAATGATTTAAACGAAATATCAAAAGATGAAACATTAAATGCAGAAGAAAGATATGCTGCTTTAGATGAGTTAAGGCAAAAAGATTTACTTACTGACAAGCAAGTAAGTGATGCAAAATTAGCAATTGCTCAAAAAGAAAAAGATGCACGATTAGCATTATTAGATTCTTATGCTACATCATTAAACGCAATAAGTGGTTTAGTTGGAAAAGATACTGCAGAAGGTAAACTATTAGCAATTGCATCAGCGACAATCTCTACTTACACTGCTATAGCAAAAACATTAGCAGCAAATGCATCAAACACACCATTAGCTATTGCATCATCAATAGCAATTGGTTTGCAAGGATTCGCAGCAGTTAAAGGAATATTAGACACACCAGTACCAGGACAAGGTGGAGGAGGAGGAGGAACAGCACCAACACCACCAAGAATTCCGATGTCAATAAACGGAACTATGCTTAATCAAAATAGACCTTTAGACATCAATAACACTAATCCTGTTGGAAAAGTAATAGTAACTGAAACTGATATCACAGGAACTCAAGATAAAGTTAAAGGCATAATTCGTAAAGCAACAATTAAGTAAATAAAATATATTATTAAGTTATGGAGAAATTACCCATTTATAGATTTGTAGTTGGTGAGGATGATGAGAGTCAATTAGAAGCAATGGCATTAGTTGACAATCCTGCTATTGAATTGAATTGGCAAACATTTAACAATTCAAGAATAAATTTTGTAGCTGATAAAGAGAAACGAGTTATCAGTGGTGCATTAATGGTTGCTGATTTACCTATATATCGCAGAGATGAAAGTGGCGAATATTATGGTGTATTTACAGCAGTAGATATATACAACTTACGCAATAAATTCTTTAA